TGATTATAGATAGCACTAAAGCCCCAATGACGCAAAACCCGAAAACGTTATAAGCAATTACCAAGGAGCTTTAACATCTTCTTTTAGTATCTCCTCCATTGACTTGGGAGGGTTTAAAGGCCGTACTTTTGCCAAAGCTTTTTAATTTTCGCCTCTTTAATTTCGGCAATTTCATACTCATTTTCAAAGTAAAACTTCATGTATTCAAACATTAATTCAAGTTCAGCCATGTTTTCACTTACCACCGCCAAAGATACGGACGTATTGTATCGGCCATGCATATAAAGGTTTTTATTAAGCATTGCCATTACGTGCATAAATTCGATTATCTGTTCGTCTTTACTTAATGAACGTTTTAATAGTTCATGTAAATCTTCTTTGGTTTTCATCTGGCTTATTGTTTTGTTGTGATTCTTTAAATCTTTCGGCTTTCCATCTTTGATAAGCATCTTCTTTTTCCTTGTTTATTTCGTTTCCTGTTTTCGGTAGCTGGTTGCCGTTTTGATAGCTGTGGATTACCGATTGAATATTTAACTCTGAACCTTTGGCCTTTTCTTGCGAGTGATACTTTTCACGTAGTACGGCCTTTTCTTCTAAATGCTTTTGCATACAGCCTCTAATCGTTGCCCCATCAAGCCTATTGTAATCAGTCCCATAATAGCCCTGCCTTATCCTTTTAAACACTAAAATAAAGTCCTCTAAGGTTTCATAAGGGAACAACTCGATAAGGTCTAAAACAATTGTTCCAACTTGTTCATCGGTAATGTTTCGGGTTAAGTTCATTGAAGCGGCCAGCCTCATTAATTGAAGGTCTAAACTTATCTTTAATTCAGAACCTAGATTTTCACGCTCTAAGGCCTTTAAAGTCTTTCCGCTTAGACAAGCCTGTAAATTTACCGTTCGTTCAATGGTGGGCAAATTTTTAATGAAATCGCTAGGATTGTGAATACTTATTGAAACGTTCTCTGGCTGCTGACTCACTAAACTGTCCTGCTTGCTGTTTTGGTTTTCCATCTTGATATCCTTTTAAATTAACAAATCCTTTCCATCCGTTGGCCATGCTTTGCTTTATTATGGCTATTGCTAAGTGTTCCTGCCCGTTGGCCATGTTTGCCAGTTCGTTTAATGCTGCTTGCTGACTTTGAACACTTTTGTAAGAAAATTTAAATTCAATTTTTTTGTATTCTTTCCAATGCTCCCAAATGTTAATAAAATCTAAAGTTTCAAAAGGCATCGAAAGCGTTAGCGGCTCTTCTTCTATTTTAACTTCCTTTTCAGTTTCCTTTTCTACTTCTACTTCTACTTCTACTTTCCGAACCATTCCCAAACCCTTGCAAAGGCTTTCGAAGGCTTTCAAAGGGTTAGTTTCGTCTAATGTAAGTCCCTCTATTTTAACATCTTGCGGCAAATCGTTGTAAATAGTTACAGCGGCCTTCTTCATATTAGGGTTATAGTTCTGATGTTTGATAAAATTAGTAAGAACTACAAAGTTTTTTAAATATCGAACCTTACCAAGGCTTTCAAAGGCTTTTAAATCCTTCGAAACGGTTCCCTCTGGTATGCCCGTTTCAAATGAAATCTTCTTTATGCTCGCCTCATAAATACCAAGCATATTTGTTTTTTCATTTGTGATTAGGTATAAAAATAAAAGCTTCTGGTTTGGAGTGAGTGTTTCAATCCAAGGGTCAGACCAAAATGCAGTTGATACACTTCTAAGCTTGCTCATAAAACAAAACCCCTTGGAACTTTCGGTGTGCCTACCTACTCGCCCCAAGGGGTTATTTAATTTTTTCGTTTCCGCCAAGGCACTGGCTTCATGTCAATCCTTTTGACACCCAAATATACTAAAAAAGGCTATAAAAATAAAGATGTTTGGTTTTTACTTTGGATAGCGTTAAGTAAATTCTTTTTACTTAGCTCGTAGTAACTTTCCTTTAGCTCAATCCCGATATACTTGCGCCCCGTATTCAATGCAACTACGCCCTCACTAGCAACCCCACTAAAAGGACTTAGCACCGTTTCACCTTTATTACACCACATCATGTAACACCATTCAATAGGCTTTAATTGGGTAGGGGTGATATGCCTTTCATCGTTGCTATCTCTGGCGGCTCGGTAATCTAAGGTGTCACCTTCTTCAATATCAATCCATACGGGTTCGGCAATCTTACACCACAAATCAAAAGGGATATTATTTTGAATAGGCACTTGGTTTTCGCCTCTCTTTTTAAAGGTCAGAATATAATCTGCAAGTCCCGGCCTTACGATAGAGCTATCTTTCTTTGTGGTACCGTGCATCAACTGTCTGTTTTTAGTTCTTATTGCAGCGGTTTTCGGGTCTTTCCTTATCATGTTTTCAGCGTGAAAGTCAAAACCGACCTCTTGAAATAAGCGGATAATATCGCCCCTGAAATCAACTATTGAGTAATACCCATCACGACCTAATAAGGTGGTACTTTGCATCATATGAACGCTTACTAAACGGCCACTTTTTAAAACCCTTTTAAGCTCGTGAAGTAAGTACTTAAAGTGAGTTAAAAACTCATCATTATTCTTTACGTTGCTCATATCTTTGGGATTATCCGAAAACACATACAAAGCCCCGAAAGGTGGGCTGAAAAAAGAGTAATCAATGCTTTCCGCTTCTAGCTTCTTTGTTTCTTCTACGCAATCACCAAGTATTAATTTAAAGTCTTCTTTTTCAAATACTCCCGTGTTATAGTCTTTAATTGTTTTCTTTGTGTTTTCAAGGATTGCCAACCTCATTTCGTCTTGCATTTTAATGAACTTGGTTTCCTTATCTTCGATTGATTTAATTACGTTCTGCATGGTGTCCGTTGTTATGATGTAAATATTAACTGTATTTTTTTGCCCAAATCGGTGACTTCTTCTAATTGATTGATACAAACTTTCAAAGCTGAAATCTAAGCTGGCAAATATTTGATTGTTACAATTCTGATAGTTTAGACCGTATTGTGCAATCTTTGATTTAGTAATCAGAACTCTAAAATCACCATTGGCAAACCCTAATAAGTGCTTTTCCTTATACTCGTTTGTGTCACTTCCCTTTACTTCGATAGCATCGGGAATAAGTGCCAGTAAAAACTCGCCCTCTTCATTTTGCTTAACCCAAACAATAAAGGGCTCACTTGAATTATTTACTATTTTGGCAACCTCTTCTAATCGCTCAACCTTGGTAATTCTTAATTCATGGTTAAAGTCAGTTGCACTAACTGAAACAGAATTAAATAAGGTGCCATTATCCCTTGACTTGGTAACTACTTCTTTGTTTATGTATCTCAAAGGTGGCAGGTTGTATTTATCATCGTCAAAGCCTAAATCGGATGGTTTACTAATCATTACAGCCCAAGTACTAATCCATTGGTAGAAGTCCTTTTCAGCGTACTTTTTAAGTCTGTATTTATCTCCCTTTATTAACTCCTTATCGGTGGTAAAATACATGGCTCGCATATCCTGACTAGTAATCACGTTTAAAAATTCGGCATGATTCCCAATTTCTAGCTCATCATTTGGTGAAGGTGTAGCGGTGCAAGCTAGTTTGTAAGGTGTCTTTTTGAATAGCTCTAAAATTAACGTTTTATAGCTGCCTGTGTAGTTTTTTAAAATGCTTGATTCGTCTAAAACTATGCCTTGATATTGTGAACAATCGATATTTTCTAGTTGCTCATAATTGTTAATATCAATGCCCGATAAATCAATATTAAATTTCTTAGCTTCAGCTATTGTTTGACCTTTTACCGCTAATGGTGCAAGAATTAAAACCTTACCTTGGGTATGTCCGCAAACCTGATTAGCCCATTCTAGCTGCATTAATGTTTTACCTAATCCGCAATCGGCAAATATTGCATACTTACCAGCTTCCAAAGCCCTAGTAACAATAAATTTCTGAAATGGGAAAAGGTTTTTATTAAGCTCTTTTGGGGTAAAACCAGACTTTACGTGTGTTTTTTGTTTAGTTTTTAAAAATTCTTGGTAATTCATAGTAGTTTGTTTTTTTTCAAAAGTAGCCCTATTAATATTTAGGGTAAATAGATTTTACATAAGCGGTGTTTTAAAGTGATTAGCTAACTTGCTCCACCTCAAAGCCCATCAATTTGTAAAGGCTTGAAATCTTATTACCTAACTGTTCGGCTGCCTCCACTTCGCTCCCTTGGTTATCTACTAACCATTTAGCCATTAACTCAACAACATTAGCAGCGTTATTAAATTGTAGCTGTGAATCTTCTTCTCTTAGTAGCTTATCAAAGTAAAGCTCAACCTCTTTAAGTAGGTTATTAGCTAGGTTCTTTCGTTTATGACTGAATAGCTCGGTACCTTGGCAATCATCGTAAACACCCTGTAAAACGTGGAGGCTACAAATAGCTATCATTGCGGAGTGGATTTTCTTAGTTTTCATAATGTTTAGGATAAGGTACTTCTTTTAACAATGCTTTTTTTCTCCAACTTTGGTCTAAAAACTTGATATATCTGAACTGCCTTAAAGACATTTTAACCGCCCTGTCTTTATTTATTTGTAGTTTACGGGCTTCACCTTTATACCTCTTGCTATCTTCGGAAACGGTCATTTGTATATTGTGGTAAACAACCCCATCAAGCTCCCAAAAATCGCTCGTGTGTTCTCCAAAGTAAGTAAACGAGCAAGCTTGATAAACTATACCAAATCCACCACAACGTTCATCGGCAAATGATTGAACCCATTTGATTTTAGGAAACTTTCCACGGATATATTTAATGCTGTAACTAATCGCCCTGCTTTCGGGATAATCGGTTGCCTTATCGCTTAACCACATTCGATTAAGTTCTAAGTATTGATTCATTTCGGTATCTTTAACAACGCTGCCACAACTTGCAGGATTCATTGCATAACCATACTGTAAAACGCCCAACATTTCACCGTTAATAAATACTCCTAAATGAATATATGTAGCGTTATAAACCTTTTTTGAATAGTGATTTTCTTTAATCACTTTGTTTGCTAGGTCTTTGTCGATTTCTTTAATACAAAAAAAATCATCTCCAAAGCCTATTATTTCACGCTTTCCAAACATCGCAATTTGATTGCTAAAAATATAGTCTTTATTCATAACGCCTCTTAATTACTTTCTGAACCCGTTCATCTTCTTTGGCGGTCAATCGCTTTCTATTATCAGGCTTCCAAAATTCTAGTACGGCCTCCAATTTAAGCCCTAGCAGTTCGGCCACCAATGGGGCGCAATCGTGCTTTTCGATTAGTTGTTTTGTTTCTGGTGTCATTAGTAGTAATAATTAACTGGAAAATATGCCCACTTTTCATTGCGCCTGCAAAAGTCTTTGGCTTGCTCGATACGGTCAAAACATCTAGGTGTTACCTCGTCATCTTCATGCACACATAAGTACACCTCTTTAACGTTCATTACATCATTTTCCATATTTTTCAAAATAAAATTTAAAATCCCATTTTTTATACTCAACGGTACCCATGTTAATGGCAACGTTCATTTTTGTTTTGCTTTTGAAAAGGTACTCAATATTTTCGTTTAGCATTTTATTTAACTGCCTCCTATATTCTTCCAAATTATTATGTGATTTATAAGAATTACATGATTTACAACTAGGGTTAAAATTTTCTAAATCATTTTTACCGCCATTTGCTAGTGATTTTATATGGTCTATATGCCACCCTTTTTCTAGGTCACAGCCACAATAAGCACATTTACCATCATACTTTGAAAATACAATTTCACGGACTTTTTTATTCGATATTCTATCCATAGTAATCATCTTTGTCTTTGTTGATTGATTTAATCCACTCGTTAATGCCGAAAAATATTAAAATGAAAAATAGGCAATAAACGGCAAATTTTAAAAAGGTTAGTTCTACGTCTGTCATTTGATTATTAATTTAAGATGCGTATGTGTAATTTGGCACTTTATCATTATTAATCAAATCCTTAACTATTTGGCCATTGATTTCAATAATAACAAACGTGTCATTTTTTTGTCTTAAAAATAGTTTCGGGTTGTTAAGCTCTCCACTATTAACATGGATACTTTTGTTTTTGCTAACCCTCTTACTTAATGCAAATCCGTGATAACCGACTTCATCAAATTCTACCGAATCCTCTAAATCAGTTCTTTCAAATCCTAATTGAATGTATTCTTTGTAGTTCATCTTATTGGTTTTAAAAATTGATACTTTGGTTTACTTAACTTTCTGAACATTACTAGGTCGGTTACTAGCTCACCTACCCGTTCATCGTGGTAATACTTTGTGCCTGTCATTACCGAGTGAATAAATCCCTTGCTAAAATCGTGAGTAAGTAGGAATTCTTTTTTGTGGACTATTGCCCAAAGGTCAGATACTTTCTGCGAGGTGTGACCGAGTAGTAATGTTTTCATGATTCGAACCTACTAAAACCGCCCACCGTTGTAAAGATATTTTTGATGAGCGGTTGAGTTATTATTTTAACGGCTATCGTCTAAAATCTTATACCTAAAGGCGGCCATTAGCCATACAATAGAAGTTAGCAACCATACCCAAGTAACTATATCTCTTTTATATTCTATGGAATATGCAAAAACCATAAAAGAGAATACTCCAAAAATAAAATAACAAGTAGCCATTAGGCTGTTTGGTCGTTTAAACATCGTCTTAATATTTAATCCCTAAAATCTCACAAACAGCCTTAACCCTATCCGACATCTTAACAAGCCTTTTATTAACCAACCTGTCAAGAAATGACCGCTCAATATCGTGCGTTAAATAGAAGTTTTCAAACGTACCGTACTGTTTTATTACCTCTGTTCTAATCGTGTCACATAGTGCAAATGGTAGAGTCCTTTTTACCGTATGTTTAGAGTAAAACTGTGCCTTTTCTCTAAGCTCCTCGAATAAATGTACTGGCTTTCCCGTTGATATTATTCTATTGATTTCACTACGTGAGGGCTTATTTACTCCCACGTTCTTATCTTTCAAAATCTTAGCCTGAAAGTTATCGACCCCGTGAAATTTGAGGTCGATAAGTGCTTTTAGTTCGTTTGGTTTCATGGTAATTTTACGGTAAGACTATTTGAAACAAATGACTTAACAGGCACAACGGGAATCACCTCCCCCGATTCATCCGTAATCACTCCTTGAACTTTCTGATTATGTTGGTAAGCTGCTTTTAGTAGCCCCTCCCTTTCTTTAAGTTTGGCCTTTAATTCGGCATAGGTTGAATCCTTTTCGTAATCCAATATTTCGTACCCGTTACGTTCTGAAAGTTCAATACCGCTTAAATTATCGGGCAATAGTGAAGTGTCAGTATCTTTAATAAAAGGTTTCGCTTGCTCCATTATCCCATCAGCTATATCCTTTACTACCTTGGCCTGAATATATGCCGCTTTAGGTTCAATAGTTCCGTTCAATAGCCCGATTTCAACGGCCTTAATTTTATCTTTTACGGTTTGTTTCGTTACTGGCATGGCCTCAAATTCTCTTTGCGCCATAAATAGTTCTTTGCTCATTTGATATGTTTTTTAAGGTGTTCAATATAGGCCTCTGTTTTGGCCTTATAAAAGGAATCAAAATCATTGTAGCCCCCTGTTTCTTGATTATACAGAACCGCTAAAGTGTTTCTAATCCTTTGGCTTTGGCTTTTGCCAGTGGCATCTAATGGGTCTATTTTGTCAACTAATGCGATTTCATTAGGCTGTATTTCACCCTCTTTTAATAAACAGGTGATTAACTTGTTTTGATAACCGAATAGCTCACCTGCCCTTTCTTTGGTTAGCTCTTGCGTAGATAACACGATTTTAACCGTGTTATCCTTGCGAGTGCTATAATTCTCTACGTATGCTGAAATAATCATTAGAACGGCAAATTGCTTTCCATATCAGGTACATGAGATGGTGCTGATTCCTCATGCCCTCTATTGGTCAACTTTCCGTATTCAGGTGTCTTTTTCATTCTGTCACGTAGCCATTCAGGCAACTTTTCAAAGTCTGCTAAAGTGCTATCGGCATAGCTGAAAATCAAACTTGGATTAGTTTGTGGAGGCATGGCCATACCTTTAGGTAAGCTAGTAACATTCGAGATATTAGCGTAGGTATTACCGTTCTTTTCCGTGTGAATCACATTAAGCATACAAGGCTTACCAATTAGTACGGTGATGTCAAATGCTTTGGCCTCATCTTCTGTAAAGGCTCTACCTCTCCAACTTTCAAGGTCACCTCTTAGAGTGCTTTTTTCGTGCATTGATAATGTGTAATCCCTTGATAATACAAATGGCTGCTCCCCGTTTTCAGGCTTGAATACTTTCTTTTCATGGCATAACTCCCAACTAATACGCACTTTGTGGGCTTTCTTTTTAACTCCGAGATATTCGAACTCCTCTGTTCCGATTTCAACCATTGAGTAACAGATTGCAAGGTGGTTTCCTGCTGGTGCTGGGTCACTTGTAAACCCTTCTTTTTTGTTTGCGATAATAGGCATAGTTTATAAATTTAAAAGGTAGATATTAGTTAAAACATAAAGTCTGGTTCTGATTCTCAAAGCGATAAGGTCGTACTTTTCGGCCTTGGCTAATAGTTCACTTTTAGAAATGTACCAATACCGATATATCGGCTTTTTTCGGTCTTCTATTCTTATGACTGCTAAAGCGTTTAATTGCCTTTGTCTGGCTTCCTTACATAACTCATCGTAGAAATTAATCTTTTCTAGGATTGACATTTTAGATAGTTCCATAGTAGTTTGTTTTTTAAAAGTAGTTTAAACCGCTTTCAGTAAATAGGTGATTTCTTTAAGCGGTCTTTTGCGGTGTTAAGTGGTGGCGAATTCAACACAATTATCCTCCCATGTTAAATTTCGACCTATTATCTTTTTTATTGTGCCTTTATCTTTTAAATGAATCTTCCATAATATTTTTGTTATAGTGTATTTAATCTTCTAACCCAAACTGTTCTATGTGTTTAATTATCTTATTTCTACTTTCTCGCTTTACCTTGTCATTAAATTCAGCTAATAAATAATATAGATATTGACCTCCATTTGGTCTATTGACACGAGTATTTAAGTCTATGTCTCGTTCCTTTAAAAACTTTTTTATTTCACGTATAGTCATTGTAATTATATTAAAAACGCCCTATAACCTCATAAAACCGTTATGTTTTATTAAATAGTTGGTTAAAGTCATTAACTCGGTCTAAAATGCTTTGGGAATATTTAAGTTGCTCAATTTGTTGCTTTATCTCCATTTTTCTTTTTGCTAAAATATCCCATTTTCTAGATACTTTTGCGTAGTGTTGTGTTTGCCATCCGTGAGTAAGGGGGCTGCATCCCCTTACTTTTTCCAATTCCTTTTCTATTTTATTTAACTTCTTTTGCAATGTATTGATATTGTCCATCTTGATTAAGTTCGTTTATATTATCAGTTTTTACAGTTCTTACAAGCTCGCCAGCCTTATAAACTCCTTGGTCTTTAGCTGAACGTATTTCGTAAACTTTAGCGTTTTTTTTCTGATTTGAAAAATATAGTTGTCATTTTCTTAGAGTTTAATTATAATGTGAATATACGCCCTCCACTCGGTTGCTGAAATACAACTTACACGAACGGTATCATTATGTGATGGGTGGTAATGGTTAACTATTGGGGTTTTCTTGATGCTTGTATAGCTCCTTTGCCAGATGCTTACAAACCTCCTCAAAGGCGTTATAACTTGTAAAGGGGCTTACTAACATAGTTTTAGCCTTCTTTGTTGGCTTGATTGCTAATGGTGTATTCATTAATAACCATTGTAAGGCTTCACCCTCTGATTTGAATAGTTTCATAATAGTATAGTTTTCAAAAGAAAAGAAGAAAAACAAGTTTAAGAAATAGAAGAAAACAAAAGAAAAAGCCCCTAAGAAAATCAAAATTAACCGCTTATTCCGTTGTTACATAATCACGATAACCTGACCCAATGACCGTTTAAAATCAAAATTTGGCAATTTCTTTAAAGGCTATAAATGCAAAAAGCCCTCACGGGTCGCATCCGTTTGGGCTTATTTGAAGTCAGTAACTAGGGTTACTAAGGTCTTGAAAGTCTTTACCTGCGATGCGACCGCTTTGGTTCAACAAATATACAAAAAGTATTTTAAAAAGCAAAAGCCGAATATTTCTACTCGGCTTTAAGAAAGGGTTTACCATGAATATTTCGAAATGTTGTAGCATTTCCGACTAAAAGACCCATTACAGTAGGCCAAAAAGTAAAACAAAGTTAATAAATTAATACAATAAAAAAAGCCTCCCCAACTCGTGAGGAGGCCAAACTACCTATGAAAACAAACTACTATCTTTTTACAAAATAAAACAATCCGAAAACCAATATTATCAGAGCTATTAACCACGGTAATAAAGGGTTTTTACTCCAATGGGGTAACGGTTCTTTAATCGCTGGCACCTCGATAATTATTTCAGTATAAACGGTGTCCGACTTGCACTCAATTACTATCGTATCACGTGTAAATATCGCCCGTACACGCTCTTTATTGATTATGAAGGTGTCAACTACTTGGAGCGTATCGTAAAGCGTTTTAAAGCTAAATTTTACGGTTTCTTTTGGTACATAAATAGTATCTCGATAAATCAGCGGTTCGATAGCCCCGTATTTATCAAAACACCGTTTTTGAGTGGCACACCCCGTACACAATAAAAGTATAGCGATAACTAAAATTTTCATTTAGTTAGCTTTAAACCAAGTGCTAAACCTCCAACGGTAATTACCGCCAAAGCTGCCACATAATCACCACCATTAAATAAAAGGTGATACAAACCACCTGCAATCAAAATGAATCCTACAATAGTTTCTTTTGTACCGTCTTTTAAATTCTTTGGGCTTAATGATGCTTTCATAATTATATATTTTGATATTCTGGTATAGCGTTAAAGCAAGGACACTCTTTAATTCGTTCCCACGGGTCAATTATTCCGTTCCCGTTCTTATCTTCTGAAAAATCCCTATGCCCTAAAACTTTGGCGTTCGGAAATAGCTTTTTCATTGATTTAATCAGCTCTAATAGCGTTTGTTTTTGGTGCGGTGTTCTATTGTCAACTGCTTTCCCGTGTGCATCTACTCCACCAATATAGGCAATATGTATCGAGTCTTTATTGTGTCCTGCCACTCCATTACTGACATCTTTTATATTAACAGGGTTTTCATACATTCCATCGGCTTCAATTATGTAGTGATACCCTGCAACCTTCCAGCCTTTTACTTTGTGGTGATAGTCTAAAATGCTTTTTACGCTTGCGTTTTGTGGGCTTGCGGTGCAGTGCAAAACTATATTATTAATTTTTCTCATTCTTATGTAAGTCTTTCCAAAGTTTAATTATAGTCATAACACCAACTACCAAACCTACTAAAAAAGTAAGCGTTTGAAGGTACTTATTTACATCTGTTAGCATTACCGCACCAATCATATTGAAAGCGGCCACGCAAAGCCCTTTGATTGTCATTTCAAAATCCTGCATTTTCATTTTAGTTCGGGTACTAAGATAATAAGTTGTGCTAATATTTCAAGGTCTGAAAGCAATTCTATTCCTTCCCATGTGAATGTTCTGTTATTTTCGGGGTATTCATTAATCCTTTGGCCGTTTGATTTATTAAAGAAGTCAACGCTTACAAATGTTTGAAAATCTTCATAATCTTCAACCGCTCTAATGATATTCAATTCATGGTCAAAATCGTCCGTTAATTCAACCCCTAAAGGGTCATTCATGTATTCGCTTGTTAGTATCATGATATTGCCATTAATCCCGTTCCACTATTATAAGTAAAACACTTCCTAATATATAAGTTCTGAATGTCGCTTGACGATTTCAATGTAGTACTTGTAATATTTCTGGCCGATGTTTCAGTTGCTTGTCTTAAAAAAAATGCCGCTGCTAATGTTGTCCTATCTCCATCATCAGAACTTGAAGTCCATACCCTTCTTAATCCAGAATTTGCAGGGGTATTTGAAAATGTTATTGAAGGTAAGCCCGATAAATAATTACCTCCCTGACCTCTCTTAATAAATAAATTCCAAAATACGGTATTACCTATCCGCCAATCTGTTTTAGAATAAAAGTTTCTTGCCACGCTCGCAGTAATGGCAGCACTCCAAGAAGCCTGTACCGCTGAAAAGGTAATATCCATCATGATACCTAAATAATGGTCGATTAATACCCCGCTTGCATATAGCTGAGTACCTAAATCGTCAGTAAATCTTTGAAGATTTCCGAATATATTATTACCGCTTGCCGTGGCTCCACGCTTTAAAAGGTTAAAATTAGTAGGGTCTAATGATGCGAAAACCCAAACTCTATCAGTTGGCCATGTTGCGATTTCGGGGGCATAAATATTATCCCATTGGTGTTTATCGTCCCCAGTTTGATAGCTTGTTACCGCCCCTGTATAAAGTGCTTGATAAGGATAAGTGTAAAAAACTAGCTGCTCTTTTTTAGTGTTTGAAAGTCCATTAAATAAGGCCAATCTTTGCGCATCTGAAAGTCCATCGTAAAGAGCCAATCTTTCACCCGCAGTTAACCCTAAATAAATATCTAGTTGGTCTTGTGCTGATAATGATTGAAATAGTGTTATCCTTTCCGCATCACTTGCAGCGGCATATAAAACCGCTAAAGATTCACCCGTATTTACGGTAATTATTTGCCCGCTTGTTACGTTGCTTATTAGTGCCCCATCTTGGTCTAACACTTGACCATTAACAAAGAAGTCACCTCTTACCACTCTGGGGTATTTGGTATTGTTGACTGTCAGATTTAAAGTAGGAGTAATGTTTACTTGATACTCTACCCCGTTAATCTCTACTATTATCATGTTCTTTGTTTAACAATAAATCGGGCTGCTAAAAATACAAGCTCTTGATTATCGGGTAACGTCACAACAAAATCAGCTACGTAATCCCCTGCCGTATCAATAGTAAAATCAGGTACTTTAATTTGCCCATCTTCCAAAACAATAGTCCCATCAGCGGTATCAAGCTCCATTAATATAGTGCCTAAAGCTTCTTTCTCTCGAACCGTTGCTACGCAAGTATGACCAGTAAAATCGTAATCAGCATCGGTATTATTATTAGTAATTACACCCCCTGAAAAGCTGTAAATACTATCCGTAAACATATTAAATACGGCCTGATATACTGGGTCTAAGTTGGTTGTGAATATCGTCATAAAATAGCGCAATAAATACTTGTTAGTAAAGAATCATATCCAATAAAAACCCCTGCATTATTAATTGCAAAGTCATTGATTCTGTCACCAAAATTAAACTGAACGTTATTACCTGCCACATCATTTTCTATCTTAGTCAATGTGAATGAATCTGTACGATTGTTAATAAGGTAAATAACATCATCAAATATTCTTAACGGTGTAATATTTACCATGCCTCCGACTGTAATTGTGTGTATTGTTGATAAAGAAGCACTATTAAATGTTAGCTTCTTTAAATAGCAACTTATTCCATCACCATAACTCAAATAAAGATTAGTTCCTAAAACCGCCATCCATACGCCAACTGTATCAGCATCGGTAACAACTGCCACGCTTCTAATAAATGCGCCTGTGATTTCGTTAACAACATATAGGCTCCATGCACCTGTCGTTAAATCTGTATAAGACATTACAATATGACTACCTTGTTTAATTATTTGAAAAGTATCAAAATCGGTCAGGTCTAAAGTAGTGTCATGTGTCCAAATAACAGCTCCTGTGCTTACATTCTCTTTCGTTATTTGCAAAGTGGCACTAATTAGACCTATGCAATAAGCAAAACCATCTTCAATGTGAACATTGTACAAATCATTATTAGGATATAAATCCAAAGTACTTTTTACCCCATTTGTTATCTTGTAAACATTTGGAGTTGAGTTACTAGGGAATGGAATATATGCACTTCCTCTGTCATTTGTAACCCCGATAAAATCAGTTGTAGTTAATGCAGAACCAAGATTAGTTTCAATGCCATTTTTAAGCCTCCACGGTGTTTTAGTTGTATTATCTACATAATAAAAACTATTATCGCTGCTAAAACCGAAAATATTGGAAGCACTAAAGCTCATCCTATCGTTATCGGTTCTTAATGTACGGGTAAGGCTTACTGGGTAAATTCCAAAATCACCATTAATGGTCAATGAACCACTCCATAAAACAACATCTTCATTGCTTGCATCGCTTGAAATACTTGAATAACTCGCACGGCCTGCATAAAACTCGGTTGCTGAATCGACTAGCTGCCAACTTACGGTAATTTCACCCCTATCTATTAGCTCGTTTAAAGCCTCTGGCATACCATAATCAGCCGTTAAATCTACTAAAGCGGTAAAATCTAAAGTAGCTGACTTTTGCCCTCTGATATGTTCGGCAAAACCTCCCGAATCTTTATTGCTTGCATCGGGTAGATTATTATCTATTGTAAAGGTAAAATCACGCTCGTAAGCTATCATTGTACCATTTCTGTAAACCCTTAAATTACTTCCGTTCTGTTTCATTTCTATAATTGATAAGTTATACCGCTTACTGTTTGCCCACTTGCTAGAATTATGACACCGTTAGGGCTTACTACGATGTCTTTAGGTGTTACTTTTTCGGGTACCCATGTGTCCACCACCGAGTAATTAGATTCAACCGTTAGGTTCTTTAATTGTACCACGCTATCACTAACACAAATATACACATTCCTGTCGTTATCGGCATACATAGAGCATTCCGAATAAGTGCCCACCGAGTAAGTCCATTTTAAAGTAGAATCGAGGTAACAAAGTACTGAAAGATTGCCCGCTAAAACACGTGCAACGTATAGGTAATCATCGTCAGAGGAAAGTGCCACATAATCAGTACTACCAACGGATAAGAAGGTAGTAATAACTCCATCATAATCTATTTTCTGAACGTTTGTGTCCGTTAAATTAATGACAAACACCCCGTATTTATTAGCTGCTAATTGTGCTAATACATCGGTACCACCCATATCAAAGGCATCAACCTCGACATTATCCACATATTTAATCACATACTTAGTAGTTTTAGAAGTATATATAGCGCCACCGTAAGATATGGCAAATACATCTCTGTCAGTTGGTACGGTTGTACTTGTATAAATCTGTAAAATGTTTCCATCTGAATCTATTATTACGTTGTTACTTCCGCTCTGGTCAATCGTTACTAAGAAGTTATTACCAACGGCACAAACCGATAGCACATCAGCGGCAAATGTTTTAGACGTCTTAATCCTTCCGTTCTGAATTAAAGCCACTTGGTTAGTATCTAGTCCGTTAGCTATTAAAACATTGTTCTGATTAAGCCTTAAAAGATTATTATAGATGATTGAGGCCTCGGTAATTGTAAAGTTCAATTGTGCATACGGCACACGCTCTAATACCCCATCCCCTATTATTTCACCACTAAACACGCTTACATCTTCATTAGGGAAGTCACTATCTAAGCCCTCGAGATATGCACTACCAACCCAATAATAAACATCATCTTCATTATCCGTGGTTATCTTTAGGTCAAATCTAGTGCGCTCGGTAATTAATTCAAATAAAGAAGGTAAGCCCGTGGCCTCGGTTAGGTCAATTAAATTTTCTACTGACACGCTCCACCCTAAAGTTGAAGGCAAAAACTCTTTAAAGTAGCCATTACCTTGGGAGGACTTCCCTATAAAGTCGGAAGCAATAGAAAGAGAGCTAGAACGGCAAAGTGCAACCTTAACCCCGTTAACATATACGCTTAAAATTGTGCCGTTTAGTATCATAAAGGTTCTGCTATCTCTATTATTTCAACTTGTTTTACCCCTGCTTTCAGGTTCTCTTCTATAAAGTTAACCATAAATTTCTTAGTAGGAAAATTAAGGTCACGAACTACACTATCTAAGTGTAAATCCCCACGGATTGAGCCGTTAATTTTGATGCTAGGTGATGTATAATTGATAGCCATACGATTAGCAACCAAGCCCGATAAATACACGTTGTAACCGCTGAAATAATAGAACTTACCTGCATCTATGAAATCCCCATCATCGTTTTTAAATGCGAGGGTATTCGCTGCATTGTAAAACTGCATTGCAAATACTTGGTCGGTTGCTGGTGATGCAAATCCCGCCAATTCTGCCTGCCTTGAATCAAACATGATTGTTTTATCAAACTTATTAACCACCCCGTTTACAATAGACACCGTTTCAGTATATGTATTAATAGGCAAATCCCCCGCACTCGTTAATGTTAATTTTAGATTTCTATATGATTCTGAAATTAATTGACCTCCATTTGCTACGGCCACAAAGTCAGGGTCATTAAAAAAATAAACATCCGCATATTTTCTTTCATAATAAGTGCCTCCTGTTGTAAAATCATTATCCAAAGTAGGGAAAACATAACTAGCTTTAACCCATCGATTGAGGTTTTTAATATTATCAATATCAATTTTACAAAATTCATTAACTACTAAAAAAGCACTATCAAATTGCCATGTATTAAAAAATGGCAATAATCCTATAATAGAATCATAAGCCTCTTCATAAGCTCCTAAATCTGTTGCTATAGGATTATTTAAACTATCATGAAATAATCTTAAAACTATCGACCATTGGTCGGTATTTGGTAAATATTCATAATTTGGATCTACTTCTAAAAAATATTCGAATTCTAATTGATATACAGATGTTAATCCATATCCAGACCTCCTAACATCAGTAAACCCTGTTAAATCTTCTAATTCAAATATTGGGTTATCGTCTAATCTATTAGTAATTGCAACCTCATTAAAAGCGGGTACAATTTCAATTATCTGGTCATCATTAACCCAAGTAAGCTCACGGCCTACCCTTTTTAAATTGTCGATTGTCACCTCCGTGTAAACGGGGTCTAAACCGCCCGCATCATCTACCCTATATCTATAAGTAATCTCCTCTTGATAAATCCTATCAATGGGCAAAATAAATATAGCTGCATCCTTTTGGAATATTCTACACGCAAACGAATCAATAATGCCTTGCAAAATATCATATACCTTTTCACCATCTTTGGCCGTTGCCCCGATATGCAGATATGTCAATGGTGAAGTATTAACAGGTGCATTATCTAGCTCCAAATCAACCGCTTCAAATAGGTAGAAATCAGAATCTTTGAAGTTGAATATCTCCATATCTTCAAGGTTCTTTCTAAGCCATTCGTCAATCGTAATATTATAGCCACCGTTTACGGTTGTCATTAAACTAGCATCGTAAACAACATCCTTTAAGTTAGCGAATCCATCGTTAGCGGTTACTTGAACAACGTAGCGGCCTTTACGGTATGGCTCGGTGTATATGTCTGTCTGAACATATCCAGTCCAATAAATAGAACCGTTTTTATAAATGTCAACCCGATAAGCCTTATCATTTGAGGTGAAAAATTCAATCCATTGTAGCGGTGATTCTCCGATAATATTAAAGGTTAGGCTACTTCCTAATATTGCAGCGTACTTGTTTTGATTTTGTGAACCCCTTCTAATTGCTACGGGGTTAGCATCAAGGTCTATTTTATTAGTTAACCCCGTGTAAGCATTGGCCAATATTTCAATCCTGTAAGATTGATTATCTTCACTTGCAAATTCATTCCAATATTTAAGCCCGTATGCCATTAGTTTTTACGCATTTTAATGCATTTTTTACAATCACAATAATCTTTGCTATCTTCTCCAATCATTGCACGTTGACATGGTGTTGTTTTTGGTATTTTTCTATTCTTTTTCATTAGTTAGTTCTATTTGTAAATCTGTTTTCGTTCTGCAATACTACTACTAAATCTCTACCATTTACTCTAAATTCTCCATTTACCATCACGTTAGACCCGCCCATTCCTTTCATTAATGATGATAGTTTGCTTAGTGGTGCAATTACCTCTGGATTTGTTTTGGCGCCTTGATATTCACCCATTATGCCCATGGTTTCACCGCTAACAATACCACCATCGGCAAACTTAGGGATTGCAGCGAATAAACTCGCAAATCCAGCGGAGGCAATGGCAGCCGTGGCAATACCTAGCACACCTTTAGGTGCTTCTGCTGCTATCGCTTGGGTGATTGCGTAGGCTATTGTTTTAGTAATTAATTTTCCGATAGTTGCTAAAACCGTTTGACCGAATTTCTTCCAAGTGAACTCCCCGTTAGCCAAATCATCAAAGAGGCTGTTGAACATTTCCTCGAATTGATTTGTAATCATTAGGGCTAAATCCATTTGCCCCTGCATTACATCTGCTGTTTTCTGCATTGCCATTGCAGATTTTAATTCACCTTCTGCAATCTTATCATAATAAGCGGTGGCCTGTTCTCCGTACCCTGTCCAATCAATTCCTATATCGGAATCCATTTGATTGAAGTCTATATCTAGGCCAGATTTGCCCGTACTCGCTGACTTGCCTATATCAGAATCTTTATATATATCAGTTGGGCTTATCTTTGGTTCTGCTTCTAATAATTGCCTCTTAAACTCAATTTCTTTTTCTAAAAGGTCTTGCCTATCTTCCCACGCCTTCTTTGCTAAATCGTACTTCTTTTTATCTGCTTCTTCTTGAGCTTTTAATTCTTTTTCTTGAAGTATTTCAAGCTCTTCAATGTGTTCTCTTATTGCGGTTCTGCCATTGTTTAATAAATCATTATATCTATTAACTGCATCCTCACGCTTTGCGGGCATATTAGACAATACACCTCTTTCACCTTCCGATAAATTCCTACTTTGAGCTGTTTTTAATATTTCGGCTCTTTGCCTATCCATCGAATCAATCTGATTAGATAGGTCTTTTAATTCTTTTTCAACGTTAGCGTATGCCTGTGTCCTTACTTTCTTTAGGTCTTTTTCTTTTTTAATTAGTTCGTCAACCATAGCCACTTGCTGATTGGCTACTTCCAAACCTTCATCGTTTCTGACCTGCTTATCTGATTTTAGTAACTCATTAGCCTTTTTTATAGCCTTATCTAATAAGCTAATAGTTGTGGCCATTATGCCTTGAGTGTCTTCACCTAATGTCTTAAGTAAAGTGTCCCAACTATCACCCAAATTAGATATACGGCCTCCAAGTGTTTGGCTGATAGCCTCCATTGCACCACTAACTCCTACTGCATCACCTAAAGAGAGTACATAATCTCTTATTGACTTGCTTGTAAATTCTGTTTGTGTCTGAACTCCTTTAAAAGCAAAGGTTACATTATCACCTTCCTTTGACGCCCTTATTCCGAACTCTTTTAACCTTTCAAATTCACCTGTTTGTGCATCGATAATAGCCTCGGTAAGCATGTCAAAGGTTTTACCCGTACTTGCTGCCAAATCTCCTAGCTTTCGCATTTCATCGGCAGTCGGCTTAAATCCCATGTTTGCCAACTTGACAAAAGAACCTGTTAATTCCGCTACTGAATATGGAGTTTTTGCCGCAAAATCAACAAGCATTGCCATCGACCTTTGAGCTGCCGATTTAGACCCTAAAGTATTTGTTAGAACTGCCTCAAACTTCTGAAATTCGGCTGTTATGTCAACTACTTGCTTTCCAAAACCTATTAAAGCATCTAAAGCAAAAGCACCCGCAATAACACCTCCTACCTTATTCATTGCAGAACCGAAATTATCAGTTTGGCCAGAAAGTCCATTAAAACTTTTTCCCGCATCATTAGCGGATTTCGATAAATTATCAGTTTGTTTTGTAAATCGGCCTAAACTATCTCTAAGTCTTTCACTTTTACCTTCGACTTCTTTAAGCCCTTTATTAAAACCGTCTATGTCGGCTCCGATATATACTTCTAAATTAGGCTTTGCCATTTAATGCTATTTTTTTGTTTTGTCTTGCCCGTTCTAAATTAGCCTGCTTCCTTCTTTCGTCACGCCTTAATGGTATAAGTTCCTCAGCTTTCTTTTGGCTTCCCTTCTTTGCATTTGAGTTATAAATAAGGGCTACTATTGAGCGAGTATGTTCCCATTTTATTTCCTCTTTCTCAAAGTGCCCCTCACAAATAAAGTAATACTCGCGCCATGTTAACCTCCAAAAGTAATCAGTTGTGAATCCCAAGTCACCGAGCGCAAGGCCTTCTA